GCTGTTTTGAAGACAGGGGGCGTGCAAGTCACAAACGATCCGTTAATCCCGTAGTCCAACGGGCGCCAAACTATTAACACCTACGCGGTAGCCGATAGGTTGTATCGGGGAGAGTGGCATGGACGGCAAGGATCACATCGCGTGGTGGGTGGCTAACGGCATAAGCGCCGGGACTGTTATTTCTACGTTTCTCGGCTGGACACCGTCCATCGCCGCGCTGGTGGCGCTCGTCTGGTATTCGATCCAGATTAGAGAGAGCCATACATTTCGGACGTGGCGTAACTCCCGCAAGCACCGGTTGGTCCGCCGCTTGCGGGCGAAGCTCGCCGAGCTGGAAGTGGACTAGGTCCACCCCGCCGCGGACACGCGTGAACCTACACGCTTGGCTCGTGGTCGAAGCCTCCGAGTAATTTCGGGCACAACGCCGCCATGGACAACCAGTGCTACGTACTGGAGGTCGTCGCAGACGTGCGAGAACCCTTCCCGGTCGTTCTTGTCGGGGACCGTCTTCAGCGAGCCGGTCTTCATCTTCGTGAACCGATAGCCGCCGCTCATGGCGCGGCAGAGCATGGGGCAACCCGCGGCTGAAATCATTAGCGCCGGACCGCCGTTTGTCTGGCGTGAGAGCAGCGCCTCGACCGCGCGGAGGCGCGGCTCGATGTCGTTGGTCGGGGCCGGGAACGCGGGCAAGCCCAGACGCTGCAACGCGTCGAAGCAGCTCTCTTCCGAGACGTTGCCCTTGGCGGCGCCACTGGGGTCACCTACCATGCACATCTTGAAGCCCATGTACTTGTTGCTGAACAGGATCGGCCGGAGGCTTTGGTTGACATGCTTCTCCAGGCCCACGTTGGTGCCCGGCACTTCTTGGTGCACGATCAGCCGGCCCATGTGGTCCATCTGGCAAATCAAAGACCAAGGGTTTCGCCCGAAGTCCTGACCGACGAGTAGGGGGTAACCAGGGATGAGTTGAGTATCTGGGACAATATGGAAGTTGGACTTGAATGTGTTCTTGAAGACGGCCGCGCCGCTAGGATCGTCTCCGTAGCTCGCGTGGACGTAACGACGTACCCAGTCGCTATCGTTCCCGTACATCTCGATGAACCGCTCATAGTACTTGCGTCCTTGCGCGCGCCGGTCGGGATGCCCGAGCGGAAGCTTGAGAGACTTCTCCGTCTGCAGCAGCCAGTCCAGGTTCTCGGCGTCTTCGGCCATTCCGGACGGTTGTTTAAAAATCTGCACGTCAGGCGGCGGGTTTTCCATGAACACCTGCCATGGCGTCATTTCAGTTGGAAAGTTGGTATCAGCAACCCATCCATGCCACGTCGGAACACCGTCGGAGCCCGACGGGTATCGTCCTAGACGGCCTGTAAGAGGCGCCAGGACGCTGATGTCCATCTCAATCGTTTCCGAAAGCCACGCTCCCGTGAGCTGCATCGAAAGTAATCGCGATTGATCCTCTTCGTTCTCCAACGGGATGAAGATCAACTCTGACCGGACGTCGTCGAAGTCGATGTAATATGTACTGTCCGACACCTTCCAGTGACCGAGACCCTTGAGCCAGTTGTTGCAGTCTTTCAGAACCGTGTCTTTCAATTGACGCAGCGTCTGTCGCACGATGGCGAAGCGCGTGTGGCGCAGCCCGTCGGCGCCGGGTGCTTGTTGCATAGCGCGACGCAGAACCTCGATAACGCACGCGGTGGTCTTACCAGAGCCCACCGGACCGGCGATAAGTCGACCGAATGCTTCCGACTTCATAAAACGGGCGCAAGTGACGGGAGCCGCGTATTTAATGCCGGCCATTATATCGCTCCAGATATTCGGCAAGGGTGCGTAGGGTAGATGGGCTGTCTCGTAGCAATCCAAGCGACTTGTTGCAGTTGTCGCACAGCACACCACGAAACCCCCCGCGCGTGTGGCAATGATCAATTACGAGGCGATCGGTCCCGCCGCATCCGGCGCATACAGCGTTGGTCAAGTGCGCGTCACGTTGCTCGCAAGTAAGTCCATACTGTTGCCGATAGTATTGCTTTCGACGATATCCGTTCGCTTTATCCCGGTTTGCGGCGTTCCAGTTGCGCATGTTTTCGCGTACGCGTTCGCGGTTGCGGTCACGCCATTTCTTTTGCGCGATCCTATGCCCCTCGCGCTTACGTAGCGCAGCTTCCTCTGGCGTATATTTCTTCCAACCTTTGGCGGGCATCACGCAACTGCCTTCCATGTGAGCCATTCTTTACCCTCACGGGCGTTGCGGCGCCCTTCGACGAACACTTCCCAGCGGGCAGTGATCCCCTGTTCAGGGTGGACAAAGAACAGCGCCTGCGAGGGGCGCGCGTACGGGGCGCGAAGCTTCAGCTTCGTGTACTCGTCAAAGCCTTTAAGCGATGCGTTCACAATCACGCTCGGCAGCCAAAGCATCTGGTGATAGTGCCCCATCAGCATATAGTCGTAGTCCGCGCCGACGGCGGCTTCGCTGCGCCCGACTTTGAACGCGCCGCGGGAGATCGGCCCAAGGCTCCCGATGATGCCATCGCCGCCGGCCGTGCCGAGGCTGTCGCCGTGCGTGAGTAGGAAGCGAAGGCCGTGCACTGTAAAGTGAGCGTCTGCGTCCACAGGGATATGGAACTGCACGCGCTTGTCTTTCCGGAAATGCCGTTCCAGGTTGCAATAGATGTTCCAGTCGAACGACGTGTACACCCGCCCCTTCATCCGCATCTTCATGGTGGAGCGTCCGTGGTTGCCAACCACACATGGGACGAACACCTTACCGAACGTGTCGGCCATCCGTTCAAGACCGGCAGCGAGCATGTCCGTGAGATCGTTGATGGCTTGATGCGGGGTGCGATCATTCGTCTCGCGCAATTCGTCGTGGATATCCCCTGAGATCATGTCCCCGCCCAGACAGATGACGATGCCGGGGTAGGGGGCGGTGGAGCGACCCATGTGGTTCGCACAGAGATCGATGGTCGTATCGACGAGGGTGGTAAACCGCTTCTGCGCGATGCTGGCGTTGTATTCGTTTACACCACCGACCTGATCGGCAAACACGCGTTCGCCGTAGTGGAAGTCGGACCAGATCGTGACTGGACAACCACGAGAGCCGTTCTTCGATCCTTTACCGGTAAGCCAAGCCGGGGGATTAGGGGTGTGCGCCGCAAGAGCATAGACGGTCTGCCGTATCTTCTCCGCGGTGTCCTCTTCCTTGTGCAGCCGCTTAATCAGGGCGCGTGCAGCCACCAACTCAGAGTTCTTCTGGTTGATGATCAACATCGCGTCTTGAAGTCGATCAGCATCAGTCTTCTTCGGTGCGCCGGCCATTGTTGTAGTACCTTCGGTTTCGTTCACGACCCTTCAGGGACGTGTTGTATTTATGAGCCGCTAATTTTCCGAGCGGACTTGCGTCGTACTTGACGTTTCGTTCACGACCTTTCGGGGTTCGGTTGTAGCGTAAGTGTCTTGCTGCCCCCTTCGGTGTCGCGGTGTACTTCGCCTGCCGTAATCGATCCTGCGCCCTCTTTCGTTCCGCCCGCATTTCCGATGACAAGACGAGCGTCGGCTCCAAGATCGATAGAAATCGTAAATCTCTCTCCGCTCGCGTTTCCCCTGTCGGTCCCGCCATCGACATCGCCAATTTTTGCAAACAGCTTAGCTGCCTCAACAGCGTCAATGAGTTTTTCGGATTGCTTACCCATGCGACTTGCGATGGACGGAAGCTGTGCTTCGAGGGCGGCTTGGGCCTGCATTCGAAGTCTGTCGGCTGTTTTGGTGACACCTTGCCATTCGAGGCTGAGGACCTGGAGGGTTTTCTTGAAGAACTCATTGTGCTCCGAGATGAATTCGTACTGGATATTCGTGAGGTTGTGCTTCAGCAGAATGTCCCGCAGAGGATGGATGTTCGTCGCGAGATCGCGCGCGAGCGCTACCATCTCAGGCGGGCCAAACTGTTTCGGCATCGCGACCATCGCCTTGAGCGCGTCAAGGCCGGCAGGTGTGAGACCGTTTGTTACCGTGGCGGTAATCGCAGGGTCGTCGAAGCCGGTCTCGATCTCGTCCTCGCCGTTCACTGTCTCGGCTCCATCGCCCGCACACCGCTGAGGTGCTCAGCGAGTACGTCGAGCAGGTACGAGCGCTGCTCCTGCGGGATCGAATAGCCCACACCCCAGATCGTCTTCAGATAGACTGTTGGGTCCTTGGGAAACTTCTTCAGCTTGCGTCGGATGTGGCAGACGACAACATCGACCATCTTCTGATCGGTCGGATCAGAGTTCTCGGGGCGGTTGTGTTCGATGGCATCGTGCAATTGGGTCTTGGTGACTTCATTACGCCGAAGCAATGTGAGAAACACTACAGCTTGTAACCTTGTCATCTTGAAGCGGTTGGCACAGGCGATGCGCAGCGTGGTGTTGTCTAACGAGAGCACCTGCACCTCGGATTGTCTGCGCTCGGTGCGTGGACCTGCTGGCCAGTCATCCCGCGGCAGATCGATCAATCTACCTTCTTCTATAGCTGTTTTGAGAATATCGTAGACTGCTTCGCCGGGAATTCGTGTCGCTCTGGCGATTGCTCTAACCGGAACACCTTCATCTGCGAGCATCTCGACTGCGTGTCGAATTGGAGGAAGGGGCTCCGCTACCAACGTGATGTCCAACATTGTGCCTGCCTGTACGAGTGATGCAACGTTAAGAATCTCTAGACCGCACTCACTCCCAGGTTGTCAATCGAACCTCGTTTGTGTGCGAATGAGTTTGACTGCATATCCCGCAAAGTCCGTAGAGCTACGGTGCTATGCAAAGTGGTTGGGCTCGCTGCTCTCGTCGCCCCCAACGCGCGGTAGGAGAATTTAGATTTCTCTCTTGTGCCGCCAACGAACAACGAGCCCTACGCAGGACGTGGCGTCCACATGGTAAACAAAAGCTTAAGGCCTCGAAGGAAACTTCGAGGCCTGTCAGAAAAACGTAGAAGTTTTTCGGTCGTGAGTTACGCGGCCGGAGCAGCAACCGGAGCAAGCGCAGCTTCGGCCTTCGCCGAGACAGCATCAACCGATGCAACAGCCGCGTCGATGACGGGCTGCACAGCAGCTTCGCTGGCGACGATGTCAGCGATCAGCTTGTCGACGTCGGCGGAAACCTTGGCGATCGAGGCAGTGAGCTTGGAGAGGTCAAGAGCCATATTCATTTGTCCTTCTAGGAGATGGAGTAACATCTGGTTCACGCTGTCCCCGCGTGTTCCGTATTGGTTGATCAGTCGCTCGGCGTAGATAGTCCAGTTATTCCTCATTGGGGTATCCTCGTTGCGATTTCGTTTACGCGCTTAAGGCCCCAGGGTATTACCCCCAGAGCCTCGCGCACCGCGAATGTCAGCAAGGACCGACATTCCGTATTGTCAGCGTACGGCTACTTCGGCGCACCGAAGAGTTTCAGGTAGAGCGCCGACGCGTTCGGGAACTGCGTGGGTGCCGCGGCCGAGTTGTAGAGCGCCTCCAGACCCTGCAGATCGAAGTACATCAACAGCGTAACGCCGTTGGCAGGATTGGATGCGAAGTCGTACATCGACTGGACGAAGAACGGGTTGTCACCCCCGCCGTTATTCGAGAGCGGCATGCATCCCCATTCACAGATCATGAACGGCTTGCCGTGGGTCTTGGCGAAATTAGACCAATCGAGCATGTCGTGAGGGTTATACGCCTTCACGATGTCGTTGGTCCAAACGGCTTGCTGCTTCGCTAGCGCCTGCGCCGGTGTATCGGTAGCAAGGATTGGATAGTATCCGTTCCAGTCCTGGTCGTAGACGTCGAGCCCTATGGCGTCGACATAGGCATCACCTGGGTAGACTTGATCGGCCGGGTAGGACTGATAGCCCATCGTCGGGTTGAAGCAGATAACGAAGTGCGCTTTCGGGTCGGCGCGGAGGATGCCGACGATACGCTGGAAGTAAGTGACCCACGCCGTCGGGTTGAAGCTGGCACTCCAGTTGTACCAGCCGCCGTTCATCTCCCAGCCGAGACGAATGACGTTGTTGCCGTAGCCCGAATTGATCAGATTCTGGCGCATCTGAACCCAGTAATTGTCGTACGCGCCAGCGGCACCAGAGGCCAGCGCAGCACCGGCCGCGGTGGCGCCGAGCGACGGGGCGCCGTAGTTGCCCTGTGTCGGCAGCATCGGGATGGTGACGACCATCCGGCTCTCGTTGCCGGCCCACTTGGACGCGAACCAGCCCCAGCCACTGCCAACCATTTTCTGCCAACTGATATCCAGAGTGGCATCGCCATAATCTCCGGACGGGATGGTGTCGAGTATCTTGTCGACCGGGCGCCCCAGCCACGCCTCATAGTCCAGAATGGCCTGCGGGTCCTGGGCAGACTTGTACACGCCGAGTTGGAACGGCAAAGCCGGCACGACGGGCTTTGTGATCTTGGGCGAAGCGGTGGCGGAAACATTCCATACCGCGCCCGCGCTATCGGTGAACTCTCCAGTGAACGTCATGTTACCCATCAGATGGCATCCCTTTTTTCATATGTTCCAGGAATGCAACGGACCTTGGCGATGCGCCACTCGTCGTCCCTGAAACGCCCTGCGTCTTTCCACTGTGCGAGGCTCGCCGGGAACATCATGCACTCCTGCATGCTGTCACCGACGTGAACGATCTCCTCGTGGCACACATCAAGAGGGTCAGCTCCTGTATGAACCGTTACGAGGTGGCAGAGCACTGCTACGATTGTGATGGTCATTGTTTGTCCTTTAAATCGTGAACGATGAAGACGCCGATACCAACGAGAGCGGCCTGTACGGCAAGCAGGGTGAGGAAGATGCTCATCTGGTGGGCACCTTTACTCGGATGAAATATCGGATTTTGATCAGCTTCTCGCCCAGCTCGCGATATGCCTCGTCCAGCTGCGCTGCGCGGATGTAGGCGTCCACGATCTTCCGCTGCTCGCCCTCAAGCCCTGTCAGGGCGTCGACCAACTCATCCATCGAGGAATTGTGATTGACATCCGCGGGTGCTCTCGATGTCATCCCGCTGTTTGAACTGCCAACGTACCCATCGGGCGACGCGTATGGGTCTGGGCCGTACATCAGTTCGCCGCCTTGCTGTCGAGCTTGACGTTGTACGTGCGCGTAATCGCGCGGCACATCAGCTCGCGGGCGTCGGTGGTATTAAGGTTGACCCCTGCGATAATCGGCAAGGTCATGGGGTCGTCGCACATGATGATCATACCGGCAGCAAGCCCGGCCTCTTCGATCAGCTCGCCGAGGCACTCTGCGATTTCTTCAATGGTCATGGGGATGCTCTCGTTTGGGGGAAAGGAGACGCCCCTCAGAGGCGCCGCATGTATTGCGACTTCGTTAATCTCGATACGAAGTTGTGTCGTGATCGGGGTTGTGTAGCTTGCCGAAGGCGTAACGGGCTTTCACGCGCGTCACCTCCTCACCCGACATGGTACGGGTGAGGAGGCCGTCCGTGTGTTGACACTTGGGCCAGGGTTGGCCACACCGGGCGCATCGTGCGATATTCATGGAACTAGTCCCTATACGAAGTTGTGTCGTGATCCGGATTGTGGAGTTTGCCGAAGGCATGGCGCGCTGCGACGCGCTCAGCCTCTTCGTTGCTCATGTCGAGTGTGAGGGTGTTGACGTGCGGGCATCCATAGTAGAGCCCGCCGCAGTGGGAACAGCGCATGCCGAACTTCTCGGCACGGAAGCCCGACGCCTCGTAACACGCTGGGCGTTCCAGGGGTCGCATCACCAGCACCACATGTCCGAGCAGTAGTACCATTCGTCCCGGTAGCTGCTCTCTTCTTCGTCGTGGTTGGGATCGAACGCCACGGCGAAGGCGTACCGCGCGCGAACCCTGGTGGCTTCTTCAAGGTCGAGATCATGTGCCGCCGTGCCGTGGTGCGGGCACTTCGTGACGTCGATGTACAGCTGGCCGCATCGGCCGCAGTACAGTTCAATTGCAAGCCGCGCTTTCGTCATTGGGCGAGCGTCGAGCGCGTGTCTTACGAGATCGTTAATCCTCGTCGAGCTCGTTCCTGCAGATGTGAGCGCTTGTTTATATGGGAGCAACATGCCCCCGGGGGTCGCGCCGAGTTATTGCGATTTCGTTTATAAAAAAGGTTTTGGGTACCCTACAAAATTTTGACTGCAGTTGAGCGAAGCGAGACAGGGGGGCCGCGGACATGCCCCGGTGGGGGTCATGTAAGCAGCCCGGCCCTCGCCTCTGCCGCGTCGGGGCTCAGCCCTTGCGATACGCGGCGAGCTCAATTTTACGGAGAAGGATTATCACTTTGGCTTGCTTCGTCATTGGGGTGCTCCTCAGCATGGGGGGAAGGTGGGGAGGCGAGAGGGTGATGCCCTCTCGCCTTGTCGGGGCTTAAGCGATGGTGGCGTTGATGCTCACCTTGACATCGCCGAAGCCAGTGAAGCCTGACGTCGTTGCCAGTATCTTCGTCTTTCCAGACTTAGACGGGCCTGCTGCTTCCCGTGCTTCCTTTGAGACATCGATGTAGAGAACCAGAACGTCGCCTTTGATTTCGCCTTTGATTGGACGTGCCATGATGTAACCCTCGGTTGTGATGCCGTAGCGCCGATCGCTGCGACACCCTCGGCGTGTCGGGGCGTCCCTTTGCACGTAACGCGTGTGCACGAATATCGCGCGCGAAGGACCGCTCCAGCTAAAGAAATCAAGGCCCGGACAATTAGACAGTGAGGCCCAGCTAGACAGTTCCATCGTGAAAAGGTATCATGATACGAGCGAGGGCTAGACGGCGGCGGGGGAGGCGTTTTCGAGAGGTCTAATTGAACGCTAGGGTTTTTGTCTAATAAGATAACACCTTGATAAGGTTGAGAAATCAGGCCTTTCCACCTTGCAGTTAGACAAAAAGACACCGTTTTTTCACGAGAGCATGCCTAGACGGCATGTAGGGGTACCCCCCACCTTAACGAAAGGTTAACGGCAGACATAGGCAGAGGGCTCATGGAACTGTATATCTATCTTATTAAGAGAACAAAACATAAACAAAAATAAAATATATATATAAAATCAATAACTTAGGTCTAGAAGGTAATAAGGTACCGGGGGAACTAAAGTTCCATATTAACTATTCCTTTACCTACCCCCCCCTACGTACCGTCCCAAAGACTCACTCGAAAAAATCGGTGTCTAACTAGCTTTCAGTCTACCTCAATGGAACTGTCTAACTCGTGTTCCCTGTCTAACTAGCACAATCTTTACACTGTAAAGACCACTCCTCTGCAGCTTTATGGGGCGCCCCGACGCGGCGATTTTCGGTCCTGCGATACCTGCAAGATCACCCCGTAACCGGCAAATGCTGAGGAGCACCCAATGACTACATTCACCCAGAAGTTGTATTCGAAAGCCCCGCTTGCTGCCGAGGATTTCTACCGGCAGACGCAGCTGGATCGCACCCTGCGATACGGCAAGCACACCACCTTGGTATGCTTCTACACGAACAAGGCGAAGCCCATGACGATGGGCGACAGGCAGGATGCGGAGATCACCGCTGATTTCCACGCTGCCCGCAAGCAGCCGCAGATGGTCTGTGCCGCCTCATGTGGTCGCTCTGCATGCCGCACTGGCTGCAAGCTGTTCGATTGAGCCCGTGTGAATACTGCTCTGACCAATTTGGTCAGAGCCAGTCTTTACCGTGAAGGTAACAAGGTGACATCCACACAACCTGACATGCTGAGGAGCATTCCATGAATAAATTTGAAGAGCTGAAAGCATTTACACGGCACTGGGAGCTAATGGCAGGACGTGAGCCAGCTCCCTACCAGAAAGCAATTGCCCTGCAACGATTAGAGAAAGGGCAACAGGTACGAGACATCGTACTCAAACTGATGAGGTTGCGTGTGGTCGGCGTGGATGTCGAGTACCCGCTGTTGCACACCGTGGGAGACCAGCAATGAGTGTCTATGAGCGAAGCGCGGCAGAAGACGGCTGGTTTCACTGCGGCAACGGCATGTGGATGCATATCGTGCCGTGGGAAACACTAACCATGGAGCGGCCGCCGTACATCATCGGTACCGCCCGTGATGTGTGCCTCCTTCAAGGCTTGGACACTGGGGAGGGCGTGTGATGGTCAAGACCACCAGAGCACAGCGTGAAGCCCTGTTCAAAGTGTTCCAGCGTGACTTCCCAAGCTGGGTAAGTCCCGTGGTCAGACGCAAGTACAACGCAGCTGGGAACGTCTTGGAGGACCTAGTTCTCGTGCCGTCGATCCAATACCGGCGGTTCAGGAAGCAGGCTCAGGGAGGCCCTGACTGCATCATGCTGCCGTGGCGCGGCATGTGGTTGGGTATTGAGCCAGATGGATACACTCACAGCTAGGAGAGCCCCATGATACCGAACTATCAAGGTAAGGTGACGTTACGGCGAGTGCGGCTGAACAGCCAAGGGTACACCAGCACGGGGCACTACTACGGTGTTGGGCAGCATCTGTACTGGTTTAGCTACGAAGACGACGGCGAGGATATCTTCGGGTTCTTCCGTGCAGTCAACCGCATCGCTGCCAAGCGGCACGTGCAGTCCCTTCCCCACATGAGCGAGTGCAAATTCTACAGCTGAGGAGAGAAGCATGAGCGAGACAATCACTAACGAATTCGATGAAACCTACGAAGCTCTGTCCTGGCTCGCAGACGACATAGCGGTAGCTGCCGGATTTACACAGCCCGCGCGTGTGCCGTTCGGGCCTTTTGAGATGTGGTTGCTGGTAAAGCCCGGCACGGACATCACAGGTAAATTCGATGCGTGGTGCCACACTGAGCAGAAGTTCATGAAGGTATCAGGGCGGGACTTCGACATCAGAGAATATGTAGGGAACTGACCTTTCGACACTGCGCTCTCCGGAGCGCAGCACGAAGCGCCAGCTTCATTACTGCCGCGGTAACCCCCAAGCTGAGGAGCGAACAATGGCCGACGCAACTATGATTAAATACGAAAACGCTACAGCGAGAGAAGCCTTGCGGGAACACTTGAAGGACGACTTCAAGCCAATGGACCCTGATGTAAAGGTACAATGGTTGAACGACCTCGCCACAGCCAAGCAAGCACGGTCAAAGCTCAAAGACGAGGACGGCACAGGCTATTGCTGTCTCGGCAGATTGTGCGTTGTCGCAGGTGGTGCATTCCAGCCCCACGAAGGCGAACGCTATGAGGACCACGATGCAGGCTGCGAAGATGAAAACTGCGACGGTTGTTATGTGGAGACGTATACCATCCTTCCTACGTGGCCGGACGGCAGGCTCATGAGCCACGACAACGAGCGTATCAACGAGGATGTTATGGTGTGGGCAGGGCTCGCTACCGATGCCGTCGACACGCTGGTGGACTTAAACGACAAGAGCGACGACTTCCAGTACGTGATGGAGTTCATCAGGGAGAAGCTGTGATGACCGAGTATGGCGAGGAGGCTTCCAAGTCCATCATTTCCCACGAACGAATGGAGCGTGTTGACCACGCGCTAAGCGACCCCAAGCAGTACGACAGCCACGTGTGGGACTGGCGACAGCACGCGGTTAAGGGGCGTGTCGAGGAGCACACACGGCATGTCGAGGAGGGCAACCAATGACTAAGCGTTATCTCATCGCTGCGTTTGTTGCTTTGCAGGGATTGGACGTGATCTCCACCATGTACTTCCTCCACACCGGACGTGGTGTGGAGGGCAACCCGCTCATAGCCCTGTGCATGGTGCATCTCGGGGCTTGGTGGTTCGTGCCCAAGATGGCGCTAGTGCTGAGTACCGTCCCTGTGCTGGCTCGTGCCCGCCCTGGATACGTCGCCGGCATGAATGCGCTCTACACCTACGTTGTCATTAATAATTTCATGCTCTGAGGAGGACTAATGGCTAGGAAGCAAACATTGTTTACGAACATGAACCATGGGGAAGCGAAGGCCACACTAGGATTATGGGAGCGTATCGCCCGTGACTGCGAGAACGAAGGGCGTGTAGCTGAGATGCCATATGCTCACGAGATGATCCTTGCAGCACAGCAGCGCTTGAAGGACTTGGGAGGACCGCACTGATGGCCAAGCGAACCAAAAAAGGTAAGAAGGTGAAACGTGCTGTGAAGAAATCACGTAGATGGAAACCAGCCACAAGGTGGGGCGATGGGTAAATTATTTCCCTGGGATGTCTGTCTCGCAGCATTCCTATCCTCCTTAAGTTTGATTTTACTGATCTACATTGCAGCCACGGGGGAAACCCCGTGGTAATTTTTTGTGCATGCATGGCTGATATTTGTAAGTGGCAGTAAGGAACTGGGATCCCTACGTGCAGTTGTATCTAATACTGCTCGTGGAGCGCGGTTGTGTCCTATAGGAAGCTGTTAAAGCCCCAAACGTTCCTTCGTTCTTGCCGGCTTCTGTTTGATTTGACTCGCGTATTCTCGGATTACATCTACGATGATGTCCCGCTCGCGGAGTGCCTAGATGGCGTGTTCGTTCTCATCTGCGTAGCTATCGGGCACGCTGAGAACCGCCTCATGAACGTCTCCAAGCTCTCCCACTATCTCGGCATGAAGCGGCAGTCTGTCTTGCGGCGACTGAATGAGTTGGTAGATCGCAAGGTCGTCGAGCGTTCCGGCACGCACTACCACATTGCCCCGTCTCACGCTGGCAAGATCGATCACCTACTCAGGGCTGATCGTCTGATCGTCGCTGCGTTTCGTGATCTGCAGCGGGGCGAGAGCGTCGGATAAAATTCCGTATCTTTACTGGCATGGCCAAATTGGTCACAGCACTCGTTGCTGTACAGCAGACGTGTAACTATCAAGAACACGGCTGAGCTGCATCACGCTTCCTAATCAACTCTTCCCTTTTCTTCCCCCAGTTCATGGAGCGCCCCGACGCGCCGACGGTTCGGCGTGCGATCGGCGCGTGCCGCGTCGACCGCAATTTTAAGCCGCAACCAATGAGGAGCTACCCCACACCATGTCTATAGCACTCGCGACGACGGTGTCGTCAGCTACACAAGCGCCTGCAACCAACAGGCTCACCATTCAGAACCTCCTGCAGAAAGCGACTGATCTCGGCGAGCAGGCCGGCAAGGGTAAAGACACACAGATCAAATTCTTGTTGAGCTGTTGTGAAGGCGGCTACCACAACGCCGCTGACTTGGTTCCCAACAAACATGGTCCAGATTTGGACGACGCAACGAAGCTCGCAGAGGCTTACGTCAAGGCTCAGGGCACAGCTACTGTGTTCGATGCCAAGGCGCCTAACCAACGCAAGCTGGTTAGCACGCTTCGCACTGCCATCAAGCTGGGCCAGTGGCCCAAGGGTGGCGGGGGCGAGCCTCTCGCCACGGTGAATAACCTGATGGCGTATCGGCAGAAGCTGCGCCGTGATCCCGTCCTGTGCAAGAAGCTCGACGACGCAGCGAATACGTTCCTGAAGTTCGCCCGTGCCCAGTTGAAGCGCGACGATCTGATCGAGGGCGATGAACTGAACGCCTTCTGTCTCAAGAAAGAGAGCGAGCTGCCCACAGCCGAGAAGGTTTTGGAAGGTATCAAGACTTCGTTAGAGAAGCTCGAAAAGGGCCAAGCCGCGCAGAATACAGCGCTGGATAACTCGCCTGAAGTCAAAGACGCACTGAAGGCCGTGACCAAGCGCTTGGATGAGATCGCTAAGAGCCGGAAGGGAGCGAAAGTATGAGCAGCTTGATCGACTTGCTCGGCAAGACTGTTGAGCGTGACGAGAAACGGGGGATCGTCCGATGAACGTCAAATCGCTCTACATCCGACCGCTATGGATCGGCATCATGTACAGCAGCTTAGGCTGCGTCCTTGGTACGTCGATCTTCCCGAGCAAACGCATGCTCATGATCGGTGTTGCTTGGCCGCACTACATACCACTGGCGATATGTAAGGTGGTGTGACGATGAGAGGGAAAATACTTTACCCGAGCTTTGCAGTCGCTGCTGGGCTCACAGGACTTTTCGTTGAAGTAACCGGTATCGCCGGTGGCGGCCTGCTCATCCTGACAGGCCTCATCGGCATGCTGATTGCATTAACGGATACGAGTTCGCACTAGCTTGTAGAGCCGATCTCTCGCTAGTGCGGGGGCTGCGCAGAGTTGCTCCTCACTCCAATGCGCAGCCCCACCTATTCCTTGGAGGAGCACAAACACACGACGGGTGTCGGGGCGTTGCCTTCATGGGGCGCCCCGACGCGCCAAGCGATGGTCGCGGCGTATCGGCGCCGCCTGATGAGCCCAATAGGGCGAAACCATCAACCCCCACTGAGGAGACTACATTGAATCTTTTGCAAGCGATGAACGAGACCCTCGTACTGTTCCGCACCGGACAGGCCGTGGTGTGGTCATCCGGGTCTGGCATCGGCAAGAGCCAGGGTGCATGGCAGCTGTTCCAGAAGATGAAAGCAGACGGCGAGGCCAAGGGCGAGCGTTGGGGCTGCGGTATCATCTTCGGTGCCACGCACACACCTCCGGATGTTCTCGGCTACATGTTCAAAGCCGAGCGCGACATTGTCGTCGGCATCGATGCCGAGGGCGCACCAATCACTAAGAAGTTTACGGTGACTGATCCTACCATGCCGCTGTGGATGATCTCCACGGAAGGCAAGCCGGCATCGACCTATGATCGGTTCTTCCTGATCATCGATGAATACGGTCAGACTGACCCGGAGACCAAGAAACCCCTCGCTGAGGTGCTGCTCAATGGTGGTACGAGCCCGTGGTATCTGCCCCACGGTAGCGTTCGACTGGCTCTGACCAACGAGGGTGCACGGTATGGCGTTACGAAAGACTTCGACTTCTGCATCGCTCGCCGCACCAAGATTGAAATCCACCAAGACGTGGATGTACTTCTACAGCATCTCGACAAGCCCTACGCCCACCAGGGACGTCAGTGGACCACCATGCCAGTCATCAAGGCATGGGCCAACGCCAACCCCACCATCGTGTTCGAGCCGGAGCCTCCGCAGCAGGGTCCGTGGTGCAATCCGCGCCAGTTGTGCGCTTATGATCGCTACTTGCAGACGAAGTTCGAGATCACCGGCAGCCAAGAAGTAGACGGCCAGTCGCTCGAAGTTGGGGCTGGTACGATCGGGATGGCGGCGACTGCATCCATAGCTGCACATTTGCAGTTCCGTTTGCAGCTGCCGAGCTACGACGACGTTGTGGCCGACCCGGCGGGAGCTGATGTCCCTTCCCGTGCCGACTTGCAGATGTTGATGGCGTACGAGCTGGCCGGTCACTCCAAGACGAATGATCTGGCGGCACTGATCCAGTACGTCAATCGTCTGCCCAAGGACATGGGTGTGACGTACATCAGCGCTCTGTTGCGGCGAGACTATCGCGGCATGATTAACACTCCCGCAATGCAGGCGTGGATTAACAAAAATGCCAGTCTCGTTGCCATCATCGCTTCGCTGAGCAACTAAAGGAACCCCAATGTCGCGAGCAAAAATAACCCCGAGAGAATGGTGTGCTGCTCGCGACATTGATCTTCGCCTGTACCAATGTTGGGTTCGAGCGCGCCAACGCTGC